GCACTAGTAATTGAAGCAGAATTATAGTTATAAATTGTTGGAGTATCCCAAGTTAGACTGACCTCTTCTGAAGAAATTACTGCAGTAATGTTTGACTCTAAAGGTCTATATTGACCAATGCTTTTAATTACATAAAGTTGTGACCAGGCTGACCACTGGTTTTTATCAACAGATATAATTCTAAATTGAAATGAATGATCTCCAGCTTTATCTGGTGGTGGAAGTTTTTCTACTGGAATTCTTATTTGTGCCATTAGGAAACTCCTATGCCAAACCTATATTCTACATAGCTTGTAGAATTTTCTCTTTTTAAAATTGGATTTTCATCTAATGTTTTTATGTACTCAGCAGCAACAAGAGAATATAAAGGATTGTTGCTAGAAATATTTTCAAATCTTAAGCCATCATATAATACAAAATGTTCTCCAGTAATAACATTAGAATCATCATGAATACAAGTATAAATTCTTACACCATTTACAGAACTCCAAGAGAAGTTAGGCTCTGTTGTAAAATCTGATAAACTTTTTGTAACAACTTGATATCTCATTAAATCTATGTCTGTATCTTGAAGTGCAATATTTATATAGGCTCTTGATTGAGAAGCTCCTGAATTATTTAAAAACTCTAGTCTAATTTTAACATTGTCTGGAGCCTGTGAATTTATACCATCTCTTGCCAAACTAATTACTGAGAATGCTAACTTAATTTGATCGGTTGGTAAGTTCTTTCCTAAATTTAAATTAATAGAATTGTTTTCAATATAGTATGAATCATTGTCAGTAGTATCTATTAAAGAAGAGCTTGCTGAAACTCCTAAAACTACAGAAGTGCTTCCAGAAACATTAAGACTTTTAGTTAAATACCTTGGGGGTTCTCCTCTATTAACTCTATCTGAATATTCAAAAATTGGAGAATTACTATTTATAAACTGAAAAACATCAAGGACGTAGTTTTCTGAAGGTATAGAAGTAGCAATGTCACCAACATTTATAGGATCAATCCTTAGCTCTCCCTTATATTTAACTGTTCCAGAATCATTTTCATTATTAGAGTATGCCCAAGGCTCTGAATTACTAAATGTTGAAATAATTCTGCTATCAAAGTTTCCAGCCACTGCGTTATTCTCTGCTGGATAGATTCCAAGCTCAGTCATTTGATATCTTTGTTCAATAGGAAGTTCTGCTTTAAAAACAATTTTTTCTTGACCATTTTCTTTTAGTAAACCTTTTGATAAAATTGGAACTCTTGCTACTTCAAATCCTAAAGATTGAACACTTGCAGAAAATGTTGCAGAAGAAGATGTAGGGTATGCTTGACCACCAACTCCAATTGCAATATGACTTGCAAATTCTGGAGCCTGGTTTAAAAGATATTTAGCTACGATATTTTTTCCATTTGTTGTAATCATGATTCCACCTTATATATTGTACCATTTGTGTCTATTTGAATTTCTACTTGTTGATTTTTTTCTAAGTTAATTAGCTCTATGACTAGATCACCATTTGTATCAATATAGTAATAACCTTTTTCACGAGTAACTATTTCATTATTCTCATCAAGATATTGATAAGTAGTATCTAGGCTTTCTAAGATTAAATAATCTTCTTGAGGTATTTTATCTTGAATATTAATTGTATAAATGCTTGTAAGCGGTTTAAACTTGTCCATAATAGTCAATTGTTTTATTGTTTCATACTTTTTTCTTATCTCAGAAAGGTTAGAAATAATTGAGTACCTTTGATTAATTCCCTCAATTGTGTCATGCCTTTCAACTCTTGATAGTTCTATTGCAGAAAGATTTTCAAATAGTAATTTTTGAATTTGTTCTGCATCAAATTGTGGAACTAGAGAAGATATGTCTGTAACATTTCTTGTTGGAGTTCTTACAACACTTGAAGTAGAGCCCGTACTTGTTGGACTAGGATTTGGAGGCATTGGACTGCTGCCGTTTACGTCTGTAGTCATTTTAAACCTCCACTACTCTTAATTGAGTCTTAATGTCTGAAGAAGATCTTTCATAGGTAGCAGATATAACTACAAACTTTTTATTCTCATCTACTAGTTTAACACCTTCTGGTAAATCGTAATTAATTTTTACCAAATCACCAAGCTGAATATGTTGAGTTCCAAAGGTATCTAACTCAAAAACTTTTCTTGGTTTAATAGTTTTATCTAATACCCATTTCATAATGTCTTTTGCAGAGTCTTCATTTTGAATATAGATTGAATCAATAGAAAAAGATTTATTTCCATATATGGATCTACTATTTTTAATATTATCATAAATTTTTTCAGACCTTCCAGGAGACACAATTGTATTTTCAATAAATACTGGATCAGAGAAATTAGAAAGCTCTTTAAAATAATCGTCTACTGTAAGAACATTAGAGATATTTTGAGTAAAGGTAATTCCTTGAATCATAATTCTATTAGTAGAACTTTCACTTAAATCTATTGCCTTGTCTGTTGTGTTAAAGATTAAGAACTCAGCCCCATAGGATCCTGGCAAAAACCCTGATATTTGATAAGATTTTTCTACAGTAAATGGAGGAACCACTTTTGCTATTAATGCTGGATAGGCTTGATCATACTTAATATTAAAATAAGCACACTCTCTTAAAATTGTTCCAAACTCTTCAAAATAAAAATCTACAGTTGGTCTTGTTTCTGTACTAATAGAAGACAAAAAAGTATTTTGAATTATTGCTGGAACAGAGTATTTTCTTAAAGAATCAGCAGAGACTACATTTTTTACCCTTTGTGCTAAAGGAACATCTTCTTCTCTTATATTTTTTAAAGCATAGATATTTTCAAACATACATTTAGAAGATCCTCTTGTAAATAGGCAAGTTTTTAATCCACTACTTGGCATTTGCAAGGGGTTGTTATCAGTTACTGTTCCTATTAATCTGTTATTTAAATAAACATTAAAGTCAATTCTATAAATTCCGCTTGAATTTCTCCGAATTTCAGCATCTAATGACAAGTCATATACTGGTATTTCTTGAGAAGTTAATCTATCAGACCCAGTAAATTTTCCTTCATCAACAACAATTCTTGCAAGAGTTCCCCAAAGTTTTTTAGGAACTGCAATATTTGTTTTTCCTGATTCTTGTGTAGAGTATGGGGTTCTTTCTACTTTATAAAAAATTATATTTTCAATTACAGAATTGTAAGAAATTGATCCAGAAACTACGGACCCCGATACTACAGATGCATTCAATGGTGCACTTGCAGTTGATCCATAATACTGAAGTATGTCTTCAGACATTGATGCAATTTCAAGGTAATAGCCAGAGTTTGTATCTGGATCAACCATATATCCAATTCCACCAGCTCCCCCAGATAAAGTTTCTAAATTGACATCTCCAACACCTCTATCAATTTTATAAAGGTCTACTGGATTCAAGGCAGACTGAGTTTTATCATCTTTTACTTTTCCAATAATTCTCATCCTAGTTCCAAAATGCCTATAGTCTGTATCTAAATCTTTATAAACATAGCTCACTAGGTCTCTATCTGTCGCTAATGACAGTCCTGTATTTTGTAAAGCTGGAACTGGATATGGTCCATTAAAGATTAATGCAGATGATTGAATTCCTGCAACATCTTGCTGGGTATAGCTAGAAAATCCTTCTGATCTTGTTGATTGTTTCATAAAGTTAGCAATCTTACTAGTTATTAAAGATTGGCTCTGTGACGTTGTATCGTTTCCAAGTGGGTATGCAGACGCTGAAACTGAAGCAGAAATCTCTCCATAAGATAGAAGATCTGTTGGCACTGTGCTAAATATATTTTGAGAATCCATTCTAAAGGACTTTCTATTATTTGAACTTTCCCAATATGAACTTAATCCAGAAAAGTGACTTGTAACAACAGTTCCAAATTGACCTCTACCATGAGATCTCACTTGACCATTTTTATACCTAACATTTTCTTCTAAATTATCAAAGTTAGATCCAGAAGCATTTTCATAGTATGGTTCTGTATAAATTCTAAGAAGCCCTGTTAAAACCATTTTTCCATTAAAAACTAGTTGAGAAAAATATTTTTGATACTCAGTATTATTTGTAATCCAAACAAGACCGTTTGTTGCAGAAGCAGATGGAGAGTCTACCTGATATTGTTGTGCATCATATCTTATAATTTCTCCATTAGCAAAAAGATATCCTTGGAATCTTGGAAGCCAAAAAGCACTTTCTCCAACATCAATCGTATTGTTTACTATTTGATGATTTGCCACAGTTGGCACAGCACTTCCAAGACTAGTTGCCAATGGAACTGCTCCAAGTGCATATCCTACATTTCCTGTTGGTTGATTTATAGTTCTGGCTTCTTGTTGATCTCCAAGCTCCCAAAGTATTGCACTTTTATACCCGTAAGTTCTTTCACTTAAACTCAAGCTGGCTTGCTCTAGTTTTGATACTTCTCTTTGTATATATCTAGTTGTGTAATTAATTTGACCATCATTTAGTATGTTTGTTTCAAAGCTAGAGATTGCTTCAATATTTGGAACAATACTATTAGTTTTTTGTCCATAAAGGGTTGTCAATCTTTCAGAAATTGCAGAGTTGTCATCCCTTACAGAAATATCTGGCATTAAATATTCTTTTGGCATTATTACAAAGTTGTTATATTCATCAAAAAACATTGCAGTTTGAGTAGCCTGTGCAAGCCTTTGCAAAATTTCTGAAACAGAAGCATCTGGTTCAACAAAGAAGAATGGAATTACTGGATCATTTGCAGTATTAATATTTTTAAATACATAGTTACTAAAGCCAATGTTATCTAGCAATAAAGCTACCGCTTTTGTTAGAGTAGAGTTTTGTAAAAATATTGAAGTAGCATTATTAGATTCTAGTATAAAAAAGGCATCTCTTAAATTTAAAGAAACATCTTCCATACCACTAGTGGCAGCTGCGGCATTTTCTGAATAGAATGTTTTTAGTGGAATAAATTTATCATATCCATTAACATCTAAAATAGCTTCATAAAAATCAAACTTAATTTGTGGTTTAAGATTATTTGCAATTATACTTCCAGTTTTAGTTGTACTATTAAAAAGATTTAATTCTGTAAAAACCCCATCATGATTAGATAGATTAATCTCTCCAGTTGAAGCAACAAGACCACCAACTGGAAGACCAAAATCTGTTGCCATAATGTTCTTAGTAATTTGATAATCTAGGGTATAGTCTGTAATATCAACCTTTAATCTTGGTGAAAACTCAATTAATTCAAATGCTTTATTTGGAGCATACATTGTTTCTACAACAACTCTAATTCCTTTAATGAAGGCAAACTCTCTATAGATATCATTGCTACCAATGCTAAAATAGTCTGGATTTAATATTTTTTTAACCAGTCCAATTCTTTTTGTATCATCTTCTTCTAATAATGAGAATCCGTATTCTACATCATAGGTTTTCCACTCTTCATCTTCTTGACTCCAAACATAGAGGATTCCTGGCTGAGAATTTGAGCTTCCAATTATATAAGCATCTCCATCTTTAACTCCTGATACAGCAATGTAAATGCTTGTGTCTGGCAACTGATCTACATTATCAAGATATTGATATAGATGAAAATTTGTTTTAAACTGTTCTGGAATTTTAACTCCATAATATATTTCTACATGACCGTCCCATGGAACTATTCTTGAGCCGTCTCTTCTTGTAGATGTTTCGTTAAAGTTTATAGCATCTGTCCAGTTATTATTAATGCCAAGGTATTGAATTTTCCATCTTTTTGGAACTGATGATTTTGTAATATCTTGAAGTGGATCTGTAACTAAGTTGTTATTAGTTCTAATTGTTCCTGGAACTAAAAATTCTCCATTAATTCCAACCGCTTCTGGATCTGCTAGGTTGGTTTGCATCTTTACAACTATTCTATTTGTGGCAACTTGATCTTTATAAGTAACAAAAGGAGCACAGTCATTTATTTTATAAGAAGGGTCTC